AGACAGAAACTCCAGCAGGCCCAATCACTCCCCCATCATTATTGACAACGATTTCATCTATAAAAAATGTTCCAGATGTGCCTGCGTCTACGCTAGTATAAGCACCAAGATGAAACCGCCAGGGTTGATCTGACATTTGATTATAATTATCAATAGAACCAGTCGTCCCCTGGTCAACACCATCTACCCACCATTGCATTGATCCGTCAGAAGAAACATTAGTAGCTGCTCTGACAACTAAACATTCTATATAATGGGGTGCATCTGTAATAGTACAGGTATCATATCCTACGGTGGAAACAGTATCACCTCTTGTATTCCATATCAGATAATAACCAGTCGCAGTAGTATATGCTAAGTAAAGTTGACATATCTGATCATAAAGTCCGCCTTTTTGTGATACATAACATATAACAAAACTATCTTCATTCGCCATTGTCAGCGAGTTAGGGTCTATATAGAATCTAAAACGCACCTGAGCGGCTTGCGTTAATTGTGCTGTTAGTCCATAAATAGCAGTTGTATCGTCAATCAAACATGCCATTGCCCCCTGTGTTCCAGCAACAGCCTTGGCGGTAGCAGAGTTATCCCAATAAAGATCACCACCATCCGTTACAGTACTATTGAATTCGGATAAATCAGATTCAAGGCGAATATTTACAATAACGCTCATACTTCATCCTCTGGCCATACGGGGGGAGCTTGTCCAGTGGCAATCGCAATTGTGTTATCTCGATTTACATGGATGAATAGATCGTCAAATGCACCCACTCCAAATAATTCGTGTATATCTGTCTTTACTTCTAGTGCTGTTGGCTCTGGTAACAATTTAGAACGTGGAATAGTATGTTCTCCTCCTCCTCTTGTGAGAATAATCTCTGTTTTAGTTGTGCGAATTCTAGAATAAGGGGCAGAAGTAGCCGTAACAGGAGAATCAAGAAACCAATCCCATAAAATATCCTGTACTATGTGATTGCCATAGAATAAACGGCTCTTGATTCTGGATTCTCCCAGGTTGCTATTACCAGCCATTATTGCTCTACCAAACTCAGATCAACCATAATTTGATTAGCAGTTGCCGCACCACCCTGCCAGATAAAGAACAGACAGGCATCCGGTAAGATTTTAGGTACTCCCAAGGAAGCCCAATCGAGTACATTCCCAACTCCAGCAAAAGGAATCGGAATAGCCATAATACGTTTACAAATCGTCAATCCCCATGAGCCGCTTGTCCAGCTAGCAGAATTGACTGCGCTAACGATTGAGCGAACACCCGTTGCACCTGTCGCCAGTGAGACTGGTTGCATCTGACCGATCAAAGGAGCGGACACCACCGCTGGAATAACGCCAGCTTCCGCACCATCGACAGGATTCTTGTAATTTACCGTCAATGTTCCCGAAGCCGCACCCGCCGCCACAAACTGTTCTACCCAAATTTCACAGCCTAAGCCATTATCTGTAATACGAGCAGGTAAATTGCCAGGAGTTGTAACGGTATAGGTTGTATTGGCATAACCCATGCCAGAACATGACCATAATCGGTCATACAAGAACAATGTTCCGGCAATCGTGGAGGTAGCGAACATTTTAGCCAATCTATTTTGGGTACTGGCATTGGCGTAAGGTAAAGCGCCAACTTTTGTACTATCACAGGCATAACCTAAACCAGCGGTATACACAGGTGATGTCGCACCCGCCCCTGGAAATCCAACTCCTAGCCATGAGCTTTGATATGCCCCAATAGACTTAGGCACAGTTATATTCTTCAATGCATTAATTCTCTGTGCTGTTGCAATTGCGACAAGCAGATCATTGATTGTTGAAATAGCCATAATATTTTCTCCTATACGTATTCATAAGCACCAACATCGGGAGGATCACCTCTAGTTACGCCATCCAAGTCTAGAGTGACTCCAACATTATTTCCAGTACCAATACAGGACGAACCAACTCCAATATGCAGGTTGGTAAATTCAGTTGTGAATAGAGGATCGCCAACAAAACAATGTACCCCTTTATGTCCATCTACTTGGGCAGCGGGATGCCAGCAGTTGTAGTCGCAGGTATTCAGGTTTGGAGCGGGGAAATATTCTTGTGTGGCGTTATGACTTATTATATTGTCGTACCATAGATTATTTGATCCAACACAAGTTTGAACATACATTCCGTAAGTGTTATTAGTAATTGTATTGTGATAAAATAAATCTCCTCCATTTGTACTTACTTCTATGCCCCTTACATTTCCATAAATCACATTATTGATTACTGTATGGACGGTATCAGTTGTACCTCCAACATTATTTAGTACAATACCGTTGCGAGTATTGGTATAAATAAGATTATTAGAAATAGTATCATTTACACATTTGCCTAAATTGAAACCATCCTGTCCATTTGAGTAAGATATATTATGATCGTAAGTGCAGTCCCAGTTCTGATAACCTTCTATTCCGTCTATACCATTTCCGTACGATATATTATTGGTAATCCTAACATTGTAATTCCCACTAGAACAATGAATACCCATCTGAGTATTGTTATGGCTAATACAATGATCTATAATAGAATCATAAATATGTTCTCCGGTAGTTATCTCTCTTGCGTCCCCACTTAATTTGATACCATGATGGGCAGAAACATTATTGTATGTTTCACAGTTAAGAATACGAATATTGTATGATCCTCCATCAACTTCTCCTCCCAAAATCACAATGCCCCCTCCTCCATTATCGTGGGAACACACATTATCTATGGTTATATCATGAGAGGAAGATGCACTATATACACCATCAGCTTTATCCTTAAAGAACACTACTCCGGTAGACACAAATTGTTGAACGGTAAGATTGCATATTGAAATACAATTCATGCACTTTTGACCTGCGGCAGGCTGGCCTGATTTAAACCCATATCCCAAACTGTCACTACCCTCAATAATTACTCCATCTCTGGATTGACCAATATAACTTATATGATGGTGTGGTATTCCAGACTCACCTTCTGTTCCTGTAGTACCTGTAAGATCAACGGCTTCGTTGTAAGTACCATCAAGGATATAAACCAAAGCTCCAGCAGAGACAGAATCCACCGCATGTTGTATTGTTTTCCATGCTTCAGCAATGGACAAACCTGTATGTCCATCATCTCCACCAGCACCTGCATCAACATAATATATAGTTGATGTAGTCTCTCTAACTTGAATATATCTCCATGTTTTAGATACAGGAGTAGTATAATTTTCCCACATAGGTGAATGTGCATCTTGAAGAAATATAGTTGTGTCATCCCCCCTAATTTGCAATACAGCAGATTCACCACCAGTACCATATCTATTCTCAGTAAGAGTAAATGTTCTAGCATGAGAACTACCTAGATCATAAACAGCACTACGTCCTTCTTCTCCGGCAAGATCAAGATTAAGTTTACCCCAATCTGCATTTCCATCTATGGTAGGGATATTACCATTACCATCACTCCAAGTCTGCCAAGATACAGCAGTTTCTCCCTGATTAGGATTTTGTTCTCCAAATGCTTTACTCATAATATGTTCTCCGTATAATCTAAAATAAGACTGTCCAGCGAAAACACACCAGATAAAACCATAGTAGGAGTTGCTGTACTGGCTCTAGGTGTATAAGTCGAAGCAGTTGTTGGAGTTTTTGTTCTAGTAGACGTACTCGTTTTTGTGCGAGTTGCTGTAGAAGTTTTTGTCCTTATTGCAGTTGAGGTTTTTACTCTTGTTAAAGTTGGGGTCAGTGTACTATGCCCTCTAGGAGTTTTTCTTACTATTGTTTCAACGCTTTCAGGAAGTATAAATGATAGTAAGAAAGCAGGTACAACGCTAATAAACCCAATCTTTAAAAATTTTCTGCGTGATAACTTTTTCTCTTCAAGCACTTTACTCATTTACACCTCCGTAAAAGCAGTTCCCATCGGGGTCAATCCTGCATCATTTACCATTTCTACATTCTTATTGATTGTCCAACCAGCATCTTCGGGTTGACGATTAGTATAAATTGCATAACGTTCATATTTCATAATAGTGATATTATTTATAATCTTTTTAAGAGTGACTGGATTACCTTTTATATCACTAGTTTCTGTTATCCAAAATTCTAAACTTGGAGTTATTTTCATTAATTGATTATGTGCCGTTTTCCACCATTTAAACATTTGTGCCAAAGTTCCATAATCATTAGCGTAACCATGAATAGCATATCCAGCAGGTAAACGAAGTTTACATCTAACAACCATTTTATGAAAACTGACTAACCAAGTATATTTCCAAGAAGAAACACCACCAACAATAAATTTTGCTTGTGGATAAATATTCGTAAGAATTGCATATCGAGTAACAGCTACCATATAATCAGGTAAATTACAACCATTGGGTTCAGGTAAATTAGGCTCATTAAAAACTAAAACATACCCATTATAATCAGTATTTAATTCCTCAGAAGGTAAACCATTCCTCAGCATAGGTACATAATCAGGATAAGATTGACCACCCAAACCCCAATCATACCACCATAAAGGTTGAAGTAAATCTCTATCTTCTTGCCCGCCCCATGCTTGAGCTAGTCCTTTCATATTGTTACCTCCGACAACTTCTTGATATCATCATCTGACCAACCAGGGACAGGATAAAACTTTCTTATTAACCATTCGAGAGGAAGTTTTTGTCCTGACCAATTATTATTAAAGAAAAGTTCTTTTGCTCTCTTCTTAGCAAAATCAACTTGTCTACCAGATATAGGATAAGGAAAACTAAAATCCCCACCTTGAGTTCTAAACATATGACCATAATAAGTTTTATGATCTACCATTACTTTACCACCCGATAACCAAGTTTTTACTGCTACCTCAATTCCTTGACTACCCCAAGTACCAAACTCTTCGTCACATATATTAAGTTCAAACCATTTATCTCTAGTAAGCATAAAACAAGAACCCTGTAAAGACATTGTTTCAGTCAATCCAATTTTTTCTAAATCCTCTTTATATACATCTCTTTTAGTATAATCATTAAAATATTGAAAATGAGGTGTTGAATCAAAACAATAAGAATTACTTTGAGGATTGTTTTTAGCTACCCAAACCATTCTTCTAACAAATTTAGTACCGTCACACTTCTCATTAAAACATTTTGTAGGAGTTGGCCCTTGATAAGTTCTTTTACCACACTTTACACATTTCCAGTCGAAGACATATAAATTTCTCATTGTGGGTACTATAGTCCAATCATCTTGCATATCATTCATTAGTATAGTATCAAACCCCTCAGCAAATGAACAATGAGCATCACACTTCATTAAATATTTAGCAGAAGAAACACTAGCACATCTATTAGCAATTGCTCTTTGTCCAATACTTTCAGGATAGTAAATAATTGATACGTCAGGATGTTGAGGTATAACTGGATCAGACCACTGCCCATCCAGACCAACTATAATTTCGGTGTTACCACGTTTATGCTCTAATATATCCTGTACTGTTTTGGCAAGAAAAAGTTCATTCCTACTGGGAATGATGATACTTAAATCATATGTCATTCTTTCTTCCTTAGTTTTGAGATAATTTCAAATTCCGGTAGACCGATGGTTCTCTGCATAATTGTAGTAAAACCAACAAAATAATCAGAGAGAGTAAATTGAGTAGACTTATTCCAAACGATACAATCGTCAAAATCCTCTGTTTTACAAATATTCCATTGATGAAAGCCTGCATAATTCTGAAATTCTGCATTATTATAGAAGTGTTTCAGATATATCCACCCCCCAATCTTACATACTCTATACATTTCTTGTAATGCTTTCAACGGGTCTTCACAATGATCTAATGCATTGACACAATTTACAACATCAAAGAAATTATCTTTATATGTTAATTGTACCATATCTTGTCTTTCTACGGATATTATAGGTATTACTTTAGCTTTTTTCAATAATTTTAGATATTCTTCTGCTAATATATCAGAAGGATATAAATGTACAATTGCAGTAGGATATGTAGAACCAGTAGTAGAAAACATACCAGCACCTAAATCAGCAATAATCACTTCTGTCTTATCACCAATCATTTCACCAAAGTAAGACGCTAGAGGAAATATTCTATTAAATTGTCGTTCTTTAAAAGGCAGTTTATTTTTATAGAAACGTAGAGTAGAGTTCATAGTGGTTTCTCCAACCATAACCAAACTCTTCCATCAGGGGTGTATCTTTGACTGATAAAATCAAAGCCAAATTTTTCATAAAGAGTGCTTATCATATCTCCCTTGAAATAAACACCACTCCACCATGAATTAAGATTATCATATTTTTTAGTGCCCAGTAATACTTTAAAAAGTCCACCAGGTTTTAGTATTCTATAAGTTTCCTTAAAGTTTTCTTCCACCATATCATAAGATTTCATATGTTGGAAAACAATATATGAGAACACAAAATCTACTGAGTTATCTATACAAGGTAAAAATTTCCCCTCTGTTACAACAATTGTTATATTCTTAGAATTGCTAAGGCGCTCTATAGCATGAGAAACCATTTCTTGTGAAATATCTACACCAATTATGTCTCCGAAATCTCTGGACATTGGTCTGAGTAATCTACCAACACCACAACCTATCTCAAGTATAGCAATATTACTTTTATCTGGAAATCTACTAGAAATTATTTCATCATCAAGAATAAGGGTTTTATAATCCTCTTCCCCACTTCTGTCAAATTGTTCATCAGTTATATTCTTACCAGCATCAGCATAAATATAATACTTATAATTTTTTCTTGCCAATTCATCCCACAATTTCTTTTCATCCATTTAGAAACTCCAACGATTCAAAATTACTCAGTACAGAAGTATTTGGCATAAATTTAGTATAATCATAACGATTTCTAAACATAGGATATATTTCTGAATAATGATAGTATATATCATCTCTAGGTTGAGTATCATGAAGTACAACAAATCTAGCATAATTAGCAACCTTCTTAGCTAATTTAGGACGTATATCCATAGGATCAGTGTCAATGAAAACAATGTCCCAATTCTTTTCAATATCAATGAAATTCCAATCTGTTATCAAGTGAGTTTCATGATAAGGATTGTTGTTCTTACCAACCATGCTAAAATACTTTTCGCTATTTTCATAGGAAACTAATTTTCTATTAGTGGAGACACATGACCAGAAAAGTAAAGGTGTACTATATATACCCATACCTAATTCTAATACATCTCCGTTAGTAACAGCAAGCAACTTCAATAAAACAGGAATATGAGAACCCCAACGCATTGTCCATTTCATAGTATCATTCCTAACTTTCTTTTTACTATTTTAGTATTTCCCCAGTAGGGAAGGGAATGTGTGTATTCTTTATTATTAGTTATAGTATTTGCTCTTAAACCATTTCCAGTTTTTACACTAACTACAGGTACATTAGTACCATAGTATGTCCAATCTTGATTAAGGTGTCTGAAAGGATTGGTGGGGTATCTTTCTGCACTCCAAGTAGGCCTGTCTTCAAGTTCTTTTTTGATAAGGTCTATATAATACTCTCTGCCAATAATTTGTGCACCCTCACACCAACGTTTCCTTACAAAATAAGTTCTCCAATATTTAAGTACCCATACATTACCATACCTATAAACCTGATCTAATTCTTTAGGTTCATAATTGAAATAGTCATATGGATAAAGATTATCGGCTTCAGCAGAGATAACAAACGGAGTTTTTGCTGCTTCACAGGCAATCAATACTTGTCTATATAAATTGTTATCGTTTGCACCAACATCACCAATGCAAATGTTTTCCCCAAAGTCCATTGGTTTTTGTGATACTGAAATAATAGGAAATCTATTTTCACTTGTTGTCAGTAATATCTTTTGTATCTTTTTCTCGAAAGTTTCATTTTCACGGTTAGAGGTAAAATAGATTATTGTAGTATCGCTGCTGTTCATCCCATCTCTTGCCCACAAGTAGGACATTGTTTATAGATATAGTTCTCATCGTATAATTTCATCACAGAATGTACATCTCCCCAAGGTACCAAATAAGTACCACGTAGAGGGCCAAGAGCTTTTCTTTCTCCTACTGCATGTGTTCTTCCAGGAGGAGTAGTTATAAATCCTAGAGCATCAGGATGAGAGAATACAACCATTGGTGCACCTGCCCAACCTTTTTCTGTTTTTCTAGGAGTAACATGAAGTACTTCATCATATCTACCAGGTTCTCCACAGAAAGCATCATTATATTCTGGTCTTACTGCTAACCTTTCTTCTAATGCATCTACTAACATAGACCTCTCACAAATCAGGGTGAAGATAATCATCCTGTCTCGCCATGAATAAACCATAGGTTTAGACCATGTAAAGATAGACCACTTATTCATATCATAATATAGAGTATCTTTAGCAGGTCTGCACTGGAAATGCTCAGGAGGATAAAGGACATCATCTTCGACCATTGCTACAAACTTAGTTTTAGCTGCTTTAGCACCAATAAGTATTTGTGTATAGATATTTTTATTTGATCTTCCAATGTCTCCTACACAAATGTTTTCTCCAAAAGTCATTGGTTTATGCGAAATGCTTACCACAGGAGTATTCCCAATAGCCAATTTTAAATACTTCATCGTATTAGAAAGAAAATAAGGATTATGTTCTTCTAAATAGTTAGAGGTATAATATAAAATTGTCAGATCAGTGTGAGTTGTATTAGTTATTTTCTTTCCCATATTATTCCTTAATATAGAACCAACTTGGTGTATGGTCATCAGTAGTAGTATAGAACTGTATATTATGTGCTAGAGTAAAAGCATCAACTGCGGGTATCACACCAAAACCTTTTATTCTATAGTAGTCGTGTCCAGACACTATTCCTCCTTTTCTAACTTTTTTACTCCAGTTTATTAGATCAGACATAATGTAATCAAAACTATGATTAGCATCTATATACACAAAATCAAGAAATCCATTTCCAAAGTATTGCAGTGCATCTGTACTAGTACTACGTATAAACTCAACATTGAATGGTTTTAATATTCTTTGGGCGTGTGAATAGTTACTCTCATTTAGTTCTCCTTCATCACCAGGATCATTAGGATCAGAAGTCCAAGTATCTATGCAGTATAACTGTACATCAGGTATATTCCAACAAAATACCCTAGAAAATTTACCTTTACATACACCAATTTCTGCACCAACTTTGAAACCCAGTCTACCACATAATTTTGCTAAATCAACTCTGGTTGCAACATTAGGGTAATTCATTAGGCCATCCAGGTACAGGACTGAATTTGTGTATCAGATAATCCAGCGGCAATGTCTGTTTGCTCCAAGCTTCCCCCATATTCATCCACTTCATAACATATTGTTGTGTATCTTCTGAAGTATCAATCAAAGTATAACCCCTATTTCTTTTATGTAAATGTGCATACCAAGTATTCTTATTCACCACTACCCTACCACCAGACAACCAACACTTCAAACCTATTTCTTGAAACTCACTCCAGAAAGCACCATAGTGTTCCTCATCCAGTAATTCCAATTCATTATAGTAATCTTTATGCATAAACCAGCAAGACCCTTGTGCAGACATGAGATCATCAACAGCCTTATTCTTTAAATCTTCTCTCTTGTTGAGTTCATCCCAATTGACACCGTGTAGTCCAATTTGTTTTCCATTTCTATCAAGGGTGTGGGGATAGGATAGGTACATATAATCCACATCGGGCTTTCCCACGTCTTGTATACACCACCTTTCAGCATCCAATCTTTTTCTTCTTGGGACAACAATCCAATTCCTGTCGCAATCTGAGACAAGTTTGGTATCAAAACCCTCATCGAACATGCAGTGGGCATCACATTTGAGTACATATTCTCCTTTAGCTATTGCTACTCCTGAGTTAATAGCTGCTCTCATTCCTCTGGCTGTACCAGTATGTATAATAGTTATCTTAGATTGATTTGTAAGATATGCTGGTTCAGGCCAATATCCGTCAAGTACAAGGATTGTCTCCACAAAACCTTTGGCTTTACTTAATATATCATTCACTGTTTTGTTTAAATAGGGTTCATTTCTAGATGGGATAATAATAGATACAATGGGATCATTCATCTATATGCCCCTCCAAAAATTTTCAACTCCATGTTTACGCATTGATCTGTATATTAAATAATCCAATCCATTTTTAGCATTGGTTATATGTTGTCCCCACCGCCTATTTAATTTTTGGATCGTTTGGCCTACATATTGTTTGCCAGTAATTTTATTTGTGATAATATATATTATACCTATCATTAATTTATCCTTGGCTTTGACTAAAATATCATTTACTGTATCATTAAGATATAATTCATTTCTACTAGGTATTACTACACTAATCATTTTTCCTACTTTCTATAATACATAGATGGAATTATACATGTCAGTATGTATACACTCATATCTTCTATCAGAAAACCAAGTATTAATTTCTTCAACATTACAAGTAGTTTCTATAATTACCATCTTTGGCAACCATTTTTTCCAAGAAAAACCATTAAGTACCTTCATCTCCGCACCTTCCACATCAATTACCAATAAATCAAATTTGTGGGGTACTTTATATATTTTAAGTAATTGATCTATAGTTATAACAGGTACTGTCATATGTCTATCGGGATTGTACTTCTTACCCCAACCAGTTGTTTTATCAGAAAAATATTCAGTAGTGCTACTGGGAAAATCTATATACTTACCATCCTGTCTAACTCTAGGCCCAGTATATAACTGAACCTCTCCATCAAAATCACTAATAGCATAGTTAGCAACAACTACTTTATTATTTTTATGAATTTTTCTACAGCGTTTTGCTATTTTAGGAATAGGTTCTACATACAGTCCTTTCCATCCAGATGAGGCTAAACCCCACGTATTAGAGAATGTATAACCATCATATGCACCAATCTCTACAAAACTACCGTCTGTTTTATCTCCGAAATACTTTTCATAAAACATATTTATATTATCAATCTGGCAAGAATTGCTTACCTTGTATGTCATTTTTTCTCCTCTAATATATAAATAGAATTTACACCATCATATTGTACATGTTTGTAGTCTGTATTTAGAAACCAATTCGTAATAGCATCTGTATGAAATGTTTTACCTGGGTCTACATTACCATAACAATCTTCTATGATAATCATTTTGGGTTGCCATAATTTCCATGAGAAACCGGCAAGTACTTTCAACTCCGCACCTTCTACATCAATAACTAGCAAATCAAATTTGGGAGGCACTTTATAAACAACAAGTAGTGTATCTAATTTTCTAGCAGTTACAATTGTAACTTGTGTAGGGTCATACTTGAACCCCCAAGGAGAGCGTTCCATAGTTTCCCTGTCAATAGTACAACTAGCACTATTTGGTTCTAGCCAAAATTCTGTTTCTCCATCAAAATCAGATATGGCACACTCTGCAACAGCCACCAGATTTCTTTTATGTACTTCTTTACAACGTTCAACGAAGAAATGATTAGGTTCTACATACAAACCTTCCCAACCTGCTTCGGCTAAACCCCAAGTATTTGACATATGATAACCATCAAAAGCACCCACTTCAACAAAATAACCATTAAGTTTATCATTGAAGTACATGTTATATAACTGATTTATATTTGCTAACTGGCAATCTTGTGCTATTTTATATGTCATATTTTATCCTAAATGGGCAAAAATCTTTGGAACAATATACTCCCAACTGAATGTTTGATGAATTTCCTCTAACTCATCTTCATCAGGCGGGGTTGGTACTAGACTAAGAATATCTTCTAATTGTTTTGTTATGTCACTATGCATATCCACAAATATACCATGTTTTCTATACCATCTATAAGTATCTAAAGCAGGTACAATTGGTACTGCCCCACAAACTAAACCCTCTACACCCATCATTTCAAAACCCTCAATGTCTCGAAGACAACTAGTATATTGTACTGAATTTAACATTTCGTTGAAACCAACATCGTTGAGCCAAGGAAGATGATAATAGTTTTTACCAAATTCAAAATCCTTGCCAGTATGGTACATTATATTATTAGTATTAACACAAGCTTGGTAAAGTTTATCCAAGCACTCCGTATCAGCTACATAACCAGTACCAAGTACTTTTCTTTTCTTAGGCATTTCTATTCTAGAGAATTCTTTTGGATCGTAACCCCAAGGAGTGCTATAACTATTAAATCTATCTTTAGGGTAGTATGAAGCCAAATCATGAAATGAGACAGAAAGAATTGCTTGTTTGAAAT